CGATAGATGCTTTAAGTTGTTCGATTTCTTCCTTTTCTGCGGTATAGCCAACGCCGTTGGTCGAAACATATTTTGCATCGGCACTTTCCTCTTTGAGAGCGATAAAAGAACCGCAACCAAATGCAATGTCTTTCGGAATTGCATCGGGTGAAACACCAGTGAAAACAAGAATTTCCTGTGTGTTCATATAGATATGTTGACTGTGGTTCGCCATAGCAACATACAGGGCGATTTCCGTGTCTGCCATTGACTGAAGAGGCGGGTAGTCGAAAGATGAACCGGAAAGACTGGTAACGCCGCACCAAACGAACGGAATACGTTTAAGAGCCTTGCCGAGATAGGTGGGGTAAACTGTATTCTCGTCAATCTTTGGATTCTTCGGGTCAAATTCCGCAAACTCTTCAAGCGAAAGTTTCCGCTGATAATAGTTCCCGTTTGCATCAAGCGCAAAGACGCGAAGTTTGAAATCAATGCTGTCAGTCTTTGTCATAATGTCGTACACGCCAGTCGATTCATCCATAAGGATAAAATCGGCATAGCTTTCGCCGCCAACATCTATGAAATGACTGCGAAGGAATTTGTCGGCCGAGTATTCGCGGATAAAGAAAGGACGTTCCTTGTCGTTGCGTGTCTCAACGAGCATACAACGGAGACCGTGCGCCATCTGTTCGGAATTGAGGCGCATTTGAACGGATTTCAGACTATCGTTGTAGACACTGGCGTATTCGCGGATATAGTCAAGTTCTTTCCCTTTCGGCAGTTTAATGGTTGGTTCTCCCATCGAAAAAAGACCTTCGTAAATATCGAGGGCATAGCGAGTTTCAGACGGAAAGAGTGCGCGTCTCAAAAAGCTAATGTACTGCTCTTGATGGTTTTTCTGCCATTCGTTCGGGGGAAGATATTTGCATTTCGATTTAATGGTTTTCTGACCCGCAAGACAATCGTCAACCAACTGCCGAGCATCCTTCAAATCATTGTATTCAGGAAAGGCAAAACCTTGAATGGTTGCGATAATCTCTTCTGCGTCTTTTTTTTCGACATTGTGCATAGAACGTATCTCCGTTTAAAGTTTGTTACCTTTATTACAAAGATACGTCCCATGTCAATTATTCAATTATGTAAACAAGCCTTTGTCTCTGCGTTTCAAGTCTGCCAAAGTCATTCGCTGATAATTGAGCGGCGTTTCGTAATCGTCAATTTCGTAATCGCCTTGCTCGAACAGTTCGTATTTGTCTTTGCCTAACCGCCTTTTTTGCTGTGCGGGTGTGAGTAGACCGAAATACGTTGCGAACGGCATAATCAGACCGGAGTAATCAGCACCATCATCCGGTATCGGAATCAGGCGGCATCGGCAGTTTATGTGCATAGGCAAGTTCGGAATATCTTCATCGTTAAAATAGAAAATCTTCCCTTCATAGTGATTACATTCTTCACACACTCTGCCGTCCAGTGCAGTTGAGTAGAGAAGTCTTGTCTGATTCTCATACGCGAAAGACAAAACAACATCGTTTTTTACGCCGTTTACAATGGAAAGAATTTCGTTGCGAATGTATTTCTTTGTTTTCAAAAGTTCTCGCTTTACTTCGCGTCTCGCCTCTTGTAACGTTTTTCCAGTACGCAAACTGCGAACCATTGCATCGAAAATCCGGTTTGTGTCCGTGTCTCTGACTTTCTCGAAAATCTGTGAAACAGTGCCGCCGTTGTATATCCCATAGGTTATGATTTTATCAATCATGTCGGGCTTCATGGCAATCGCTGTTCCTGTAAGCGTAGCGAAAAACTTTGTCAGGAACTTGCTTTCGTTTCGTGCAACTTTCGTGTTCGATTCGATTAAATCTTCCTCATCCTCATGGAAAGCGTTTTCCCGAATATCCGCAATGCGAGATTTCAATTCTTCGATGTACTGCTTCAGATTGTCGTTCATCTGCATGTTTTCTTTTTCAAAAAGCATGTAGAGCTGATAAAGCAGTTCCATAATTGCATCTTCCGTCTGCTCAAATTCAGGCAGAGCATCAAGCGATTCGCCATTTGCATATAATTGTAAATCATCGTCATGCTGTGTTAGAGCAAAAGCGAGTTTTTTAATTTCGATTTCTTTATCCATAAGTATCTCCATTAGAAAGAGTTTGAGATTGTTCCAATAGAAACTTTATACTTATCTTCAGACAAAAATTCGTAGAGTAGGCAGTCTAACAAGTGGTCTTCAGATAAGCTATCAACATCATCGGGATTCTTCTTGTCGCGTGGTAATGTCGGTATTGTCCGAATACAATTTACGCAAGTATTGAAGAAGAAAATTCCGGCAGATTCTTTTCTTTCAAGAGAGCCGATAAGATGATTTCTGAACAGGTTGATTGAAATAATTCGAGAACCCTGCTTTTTGTTGCAAGGTGAGAAACAAATTCCGTTTTCCTCAAAATCATCTGCAATCGAATGGTGTTTGGATGAAAAAATAGCATTATCGGCGATTCGTTCTGAAATATGATAGCCGAGTGCTTTTTCTTTTGCCTTGATTTTGATAGCCTTGCTTTCCACGGATTCGCCTGTTCCACAGTTCGGCGTTCCGTTCCATCCGTAGAGTTCGGCAATAACAAACGTATCGCCTCGAATCGTGTGGCGTGTTTCTCCGTTCGGAAGAGTATAGTCGCTACCGTCCGAAATTGCAAACCAACATACGGCATAAGGTTTTGATGTGCCATCGTCATACACCTCAACGACACGCCAATCTTTCGGAACTCTGAACGGTTTGATAACGTGAATATCTCTGTCAAAGAGTTTATCAAAAGCACCGCCCGAAATAATGTTCCAGTCGCCGAGTAACCAAGCACGAACCATTTCCGGTGAACCGATTTGTTTCAATCGCTGAATATAGGTCGGGTCGTTTTTGAGCAGATATGGATTTTCGTAAAGCGTGGACGGAATGTAGACTTTCCATGTAAGCGGCTTACCGGAATCATCCCATCCGTCCGCTACTGGTGTCATTGGCGGCGCAACATCAATAAAACGCGCTTTGATGATATTATGTAGAGTACCACCGGGGTTGCATGTAGCAAAAATTTGGCAAGGTATTCCCGCCGCCGAGCGCATATTGCCTCGCATCATATCGAACTCACGAATAGAAGAAAAGTTGCCGAGTTCGTCATAAATAACGAGCGTATAAGCATGACCCTGATAACTGTCGATTTTATCACCTTCGAGATAATCAAACTCGCAGATTGCACCGTTTTTGAACTCAAAACGTTTCTTTTGTTCTTTCCAAATAGCGATACCTTCGAACCACCGTTTTGCTTCGTCAATGTTCGGTTCGAGTTCTTTCAGAGTTTTACGAAGAAAGAGAATACGCGCGTCTTTTCCGTAGAGTTGAGCGTGTTGCATTATCTTGATGTAGGAACATGCGCTTTTCCCGCCGCCACGCGAGCCGCCAAATATAATAGTATCACACGGACAATCTAACGCAATCTGTTGTTTTTCAGTAGGATAGATGTCTCTTGTTTTGCTAATTATCTTATCGTTTGGCATATCATTGTTTTCCTAACTTTTCGATAATTTCATCCGTGGAAAGTTGTTTGAGTTCGTCAGTCTGTTTTTCATGGAAAGCAACCGCCTTTCCACTCCAAGCCTCAACGCGCTTTTCTTTGCTTGCGTTATTGTTTTCCTCGTTAGCGGTCAGGTTTGCCGTTACAGCATGAAGAACGACAAGTGGTTGTCCGTTTGCGCCGCTGATTTCGAGTTTGTCGCCGAAACCTCTATCTCGCGCCTGTGCTTCAAGGAACAGCTTTCGAGCGAATTTGTCGCCGTTCTTTGCGTCTTCGATAAGGTTATCCATAACCATATCTTTTTCGCGTTCTTGCTCGTCCTTGATTTCCTGTTTGATTACGGGGTCTTTATCAATCCATTCCTGAATACAGGAACGAGTGCAACCAAGTTTCTTTTCAATATTGAGGATAAGCCCCTTACTTCCTGAAATAGCAGACAGGACTTCTTCGCGCGTTACAGACGTGCGTTTTACCTCAATAAAGTCCTGATAATTCTGCTGTTGCTGTTTCGGTTTGTACATCTTTGATTTCCTTTACAGGTTTGCTATCAAGTTCAATAATTCCGTTATCGTCAACGATATTATTGATAAGGTTTGCAAAATATGGATTCTGATTGAGATAATCAAACAGAATGATTTTATCCTTGCTTGTGAGATTATTGGTAACTTGCGTAACGATTTCCTCTTTGTCTATCGTGAGGTTATCAGGCAAAAGTTTATCGCCGTTCTGCGGTGCAATTTCGTGTTTATCCATGTCAAGACCGAACAGACGAATGTAGCGCAACTTTTCTTCTTCGGAGACCTTGCGCGTATAGAGATATGTCATGTACTCGGTCATGTGTCCGACAATCGAACGCACGATAGTTTCAGGTATTCCGAATATTCCGGCGAGTGTGCAGAAGGTGTGCCGGAGACTGTGCAGACCTTTTTTATTGCATTTGCGAGTTACGCCGTCAACGGCTGTCTTTGTTTCGATGCCGAGCGAGGCGAGAAAACGGGTTGCACGGTTCGACACGATTGACTTGTTGAAATC